ATCATTTAGTACCGTGACAGTCTCAGACGGTACTGTAGTTTCGTCGTTTAATCCTGAAGATATTGATTGGGTTTCTGCAGTTACATCAATAGAAAATGAATTGTTTTCTTCATTCATAAATTAAAATATCCTTCGGATTGTATGCTACTCATTTGTTGCTCTTGCTTCTTTTTTTCTTGATATTCTATGACTAGTTTTAAATATATGTCTCTTTCCCAGTAAATCATGTTTTCGATATCACTAAGAGACCATGAAAAATTATTTATTAGGGTAAAGTTTGTAATGAAATAATCTCTTAGATCAAAAAACTTTACCGATAAGTAAAAAAATTTAGTAAACCACTTACCTCCTTTTCACCATCTTTTGATGGTAATGAAAGATAAAGTTCGGGTTGTTTTTTCCAAAATAATTCTAACTTTGAAATTGTATTCAACGGTAGATTGTTTATCAATTCTTTGATTTCATTCGTTACAAATTTATTGAGATTATATATTTCTCCACGCACAATAATTTTTTCTATGCATGCTTTATATAAATCATCTTTATTTAAAGAATCAATTTGCAATAATTTTTTAACGGATGGTGTACTTAAAACTAAAGTAACATCACTTCCTATACTTATTTGTTCTTCTATAAAAGAATTTCTTCCTTTAATTTCTGATATGTTGACTTGTATTTTTTCTTCTTTATACATTAAGTTTAATACTTCGTCAACACTTTTAGATCTTATTTGTAAAAATAAGTATTCTGCATCAGGTAAGCATAAATCTTCTATATTTGTATTTTTAGAACAACTTTTTAAAAGATCTACCATTGCTTTTAAAGCAAGTTTTTTATTATTTTCTTGAAGTATTATTGTTAAAGTTTTTGCATCCTTTACTTTAAAAGGAGTAAAACTTACTAATTGATTAGAAAATGGAAGAACAGTTTCGTACTCTGGTAAAAGATTATTTAAAGATTCAAGTATATTCATAGTTTAAGTTATTGTAAAGTCTCTATAGTTCATCAATACTTGGTATGTCATAAACTCATTTGGTTTTGCCATAGCCAATTCAAAAGGAAGATTTTCAACGGGATAAACTTCATAGAAAGTAAATGTTTTATTTACATTTCCGTTTGGATCTAACATATTTACTTTCATTGTGCTATTATAAACTACACTATCGTAAAAATTTGTCACATATGGTGCGCTATAATTACCAGTAATACGACCACCAGAATGTATTAAATTAAACCAACGATTAAAAAAATCTATAATAAAATTATCATTTGTCATTGGAAAAACTAAAAATACTCCTCCAACAAATTTTTGATATCTTGGGACAATTCTTCCAGGACCATATCCTGCTAAATTATCTGCAATACCATCTATAGCTCTAGAACCCATTGCAACAGCTGCACACTTAAAATCATCTGGAGGAATTGTATTGATTGCTGAAGGTAAATTGTAAAACGACACACTAAATCGGTTACTTCTTTGAAGTCCGTTGTGCCTAGAGAAAAAATCTTTAATTGTAAGTATTGAATTATTGCTCATTGGCGAATATCTCTTTTTCTGTAATAATTTTGAATTCCATGTTGTTTTGATCGCAATATCTCTTTGCTGCTTCCCATTTAGCACTATTAATAATCCAAGTAATTTTTTCTTTCTTGGATGCGTTTTCTTTTAAGTATGTTTGTTTTTTTGGTTTTATTTCTACCATCCAAGTTTGAATTCCCGAATCATTTTTAAATTGTATTAAAAAATCTGGAAAATAATTGTGTTGTTTCTTGTCTAATGGATTTATATAAGGAATTATTACTTCTTCAAAGGACCATTTAACTATATTTTCTGTCTGATCACAAAATTTACATATATTCCTTTCCCATAAAGAACGGCATATAATTTTTTCTGGATCTCCTATATACTTCTTTTTATTTTCTGGAATAAATCTAGTCTTATATGCCATAAAAATATTTAGGTAATTTTATCTAAATAATAATATAAATGGCCTCACAATTTAAATATCCATTTGGAATTTACGCAGCAGAACAGCCTTTATGGTTGAATTTTTTTGCTGCTCCATACTCCCTTAAAAATACAGAAAGAACAAGACCCGGTGTTATAAATCGAGCCGAATTCAGAATTCAGTTACCTATGCCAAAAGAACCTGGGTATCAGATTGCTCACAATTATGGTGAAAGCAATAATAATCCAGTAGGCCCTGTTTTATCTAGAGCGGGTATTGCTAATGCTGGGGGTGGATTGGGTGGATTTGCCACTCAATTAAGTAGAGTATTTCAACCAGCTCTTTTTTATGCTGAAAGAATGTTTGCCACAACAACATATAGACGATTTAGCAATATTGCAGAAATGACAATGGTTTCTGAAGGAAGAAAACAATACTTTTTTCAATATATTTTGGTTCCAAAAAATGAAGAAGAAAGTCTTCAAATTGAAAGTATAGTTGGAACATTTAGAAAATGTTCATATCCTGCAGTTGCTACAGGATTACCAGAACGTTCTTATCCACAAAAATTGTGGACTTTGGCTGTAACACCAGGTAATGCCACAGTTCTCAATAATGATCCTGCAAGTTTAACTGCAAATTGGCTGGGAGAACCTTTGGTATGTGTATTGAATACAGTAATAGTAAAGAAAAATGATGATGCTGATGCGGTGGTTCGTTATCTTCCAAATGGAGCTTCAGCAGTAACTCTACTTGGTTTAGTATTTACTGAATTTGAAACAGGAACATATGTTCCTGGTGCAAATGCAACTTGGTCTAAATCAGAAATATCTTCTTATTATTTTGGTGAAAGCGCATAAAATGAAATATTTTGATAATCTTCCCCAAAAAAGTTTTGAAACAACAATCGGATCATTTGTGATAAGTGATTTTTTTACTTATTTGGACGCAACCTCTTCAAACTTTGTAACAAATGATGTTATCGTTGATAAAAAATCTACTCTTTTAGAAATTTCTCATTTACTTTATTCAGATCCAAATTCGTTCTGGTCTTTAGTTACAGCAAATAATACTATAAATCCATTCACACTTTCTAATGTGAACACAGAAATTTTTGAAATTGAATATCAAGATAAAATAAATCTTCAATTATCTGGTAATTCTCTTGGCACAACTGGATATGTATTTCCTGCTGGTAGCATTATTGCGCCATTTAAATCAAATACAGGTGGTTCATACAATTATACATCAGTTGGAAATTTTGATTTAAATGGGCCTCTTTCTGTTATAGAAAGTGTTTCATATTATGATGGAAATATGATAATCAAAGATCAAACAGGAGCTACATATTCATTTATAGCACCTTCGGGAGCAACATTATCTGTTGTGATAATGTATCCAGTCCAAGGTGGGACCTATGCAATAGAAAAACCTTATTTCACAACAAACACTAAAAAAGCTTTAGATACAATTGTTAGAACTAAAAAACCTTCTGAAGGTAAAGTTGAAATATCAGAAGAAAAAAGCATTTACATTAAAGAGTGGCAGGAAGTGCCTGCTCCATTAATAACAGACGGAACTGAAGTAACTCTCTTAACTCAAGTAGAACAAACTAACAAAAACATTAAATCATACAGTTCTAGTGATTTAGGAGCTTTGAGAAGTTATTTTGTGACCACTAAATATAATTAAGATGGCTAATACACAGAAGGATTTTAATCCAGCTTATTCTACTATAAAAGCAATATATCTAGCAAACGATGCTGGTATTTTAGGTTCTGGTGATGGAGCAGAAAAGCTTAATATAATTCGTCAAAACACAGAATGTGTTTTTGAAAAAATTGAATTTGTAGAAAATATAAATGATGTTTTGCCTAATGGCGTATTGGTTGTCAAAGACACTAAAGATATTGCATCACGTTTAAGAGTTTTTAAAATTAATAAAATTGTAGTTGAATTTTTTAATCAAAGAACTTGGAATCTTGATATAACAAGTGTCAGTTATTTAAACAACGCTGCTTCTGATACTGAAGAAAATTTTGTTGGAATATATTTTAGTAATGAATATTATAGAAAAGTACAAGAAATTTCATTAAATCAAAAGTTAGGTTTTAAAAAACCACAAGTAGCAGTTATTAGCGATTTTATTGATTATGTGAAAGCAAATATTTTTGATATTTATGTCGATGATCGAAATTATGGTTTTACTGATAAAACATCAAATTATGTTTTATATAGACCAATAAATTCAATTGATTGTAGATTGGAAGCTGTCTCGGATAATCCATTAACATATTTGAATTATTTGGCAACATATGCAACTGATGATGTAAATCAAAATCCTCATTACTTTTTTTGGACACAATTTGATGGATCATTAAATTTTAAATATTTTCATAATGATTTAAGAAAAGACAAAACATTTCAAACATTGGATCAAGATTATAGATGTTTTGCAGTTTATGATGGTGATTCAGTTCTTCAAAAAATTTCAGTATCTAAAAATACAGGAAAATATTTTAGAAAATGTTATTTCTTAAATACAAATCCAGCATATCAATATATTTCTAAAAACTATTACTATATAAGAAAAACACCAAAATTTTTAGATGTTTTAACTCCGGGACTTACAGGAGAAGCTGCATATAAAGAAATTTATTCTGGATTAAATTATCAGTTTCAAGATGAAGGGCAAAAATATTATATCGAAGCTATAAATCATGGTAATTCTGGATCAATTATTCCCGGCTCTCAACAACTTTTTTATGATAATCACTGGGGCTATTATGATGGTCTAGAATCTACAAATGGTACATCAGATTTAACTCATATGGGTCAAAAATTTGGCACAGATAAATCATTTGGTAAATTGAATTTAATGGGGTTGACAGGATTTATGCCATATGTTGATGATTCTGAAATGTGGAAAAATGCTTTTGATTTAACCCCAGTTCATCCTAATTATAGCGGTTATGGTACAAATCCTGGCTCAACATCTGGACCAAATACTAAACTACAAAAAATTATTGATATTAGATATAATAATTTTATTAATTCAATTGGTTTGACTGGTGATAAGTATCTGGAAAAAATACGTGAAATAGAATTGCAAAATTTTATTATGTATTCATTATGTTGTATGGGAAGTGGAGATCATTGTTTTTTTGCTGTATTGACTAAATTTGAAGTCGATAATAATTCAAAAGATGGTGTAAATTCAAATGGTAAAAAATACCGTTATGAATGGAATAAAATTAAATTTGATAGTCCTTATGGGTCTACAGGTCCAATAGGTGCTTGTGGTTATACTGGTGCGACATATTATATACATGAATTGGAACGCTGGCATCTTGATGACTTAAAATCATCAACATTTCAAGATGAAAGTTGGGCAATAAATTTGAATGAACGTGGATTGAGTGCTGATTATTTACCACAGGGATGGGCCACACCAATACCACCTGGATTTAAACTTAGACCAATAGGAGCAAAAACACCTGTTTTAGGAACAGGAGGCTCCATATACCATGTTGTAAAATTATGTAGAATGCCGATTGATGAATTATTGGTTGAAAGCAATAATAAAGTATATCCAAATTATCTTGGAAAATATTTGTATTATTTTGAAGCTGAGAATGCCTTAGATGGAACATGTTAAAGGAACTAAAATATGTCTTTTGAAAAATTTACAATTGGAGCAACAGATACTGAACATGCGTTATATCCAGTAGCATCAAAAGATGGATATGCTTGTGCTAATTCTTCAATTTCACGTGGTGTATGTTCCGCACCAGATTCAATCAACGAATGTTTTAACAGATTTCCTACCATAGCTGAAACAGCATTTTATTTGGGTTTTTTAGGTAATACTGGCGAATATTCTTGGTATGATAAAGGTGGTAGGCGCGGTGGTTGTGGTTCTGGTCTTACTTTTTATTATAATATGTGGACAGGTTTAACACAACCAGAATCAAATTTAATGAATTCGTTTCAACCTACAGATATGTTTTTTGCTACTCCTAATCCGGAATGTTCTGGTGTGGCAGCATCGACTGATCTTGGCACTGGTTGGCTTGGTTGTTTGTGGGGTACTCCGGATGCAGCATATAGCTGCACATGCCCAGAAATAGGACAATTTTATGAAGCTTATTTAAAATTGAGACTTAATGTTGCGACCTTTTGGAATACACCTAAAAACACACCTGTCAAAAGAGCTGAGTTTCTAGATTCAATAAAATATGGAAGAAAAATCAATATTACTGTTGCGGGTGATTTTAATCTTAAATTGGGTCAAGTTGTACAAATAAATGTTGATGGAATCAGTGGGTTTCCTTATGCTTCTTATGAATCTTCTCTTAATGGGTTATATTATATAACTGGAATCAAACATGTTATAACTAATTCTGGAACACATGAAAGTGCTTTAGAATTAACACAGGTGCCTGCAATAACCACTGTAAGTAATGCTGGGAGCACATATGCCGTCAATTACCCGTGATATAAATATCTAGATGGCTATTAAAGATTTTTCAATTTTATTGGAACCTATCAATACTATAACCACCAAAAAAGATATTGGTATGGTTAGTGGTTATAATGCAATAGTCCAATATATGGAAACTGTAATGAAAACTCAAAAAGGAGAACTCATTTCAAACATGGATTTGGGTTCAGATTATTTTAATTATAGTTTTGGAACAGATGATAAGGCTGTATTGGAATTAAATTTAGCTTCATATATTGAAGCTGCAATGGTTCAAATCAGAAATGTAAAAGTTCGTTTGATTTATTATAGTCAAGACAGACTTCAATTTGAAGTTAATTTTTCTTTATTGGATGGAATAAAAATTCAAAATAATATTTCTTGTTTTATTGAGGTAGAAACATAATGGCATATGATATTAAAAATTTAAACGTTGCTTCTCTGGATTTTGATAATATAAAATCTTCATTGATTACATTTTTAGAGCAACAAAATGATTTAAAAGATCTAGACTTCAGAAATAATGCAAGTGCTGTAAATTTGCTTTTAAATATTTTAGCAACAGTTACAGCATATAATGGTGTATATGCTCAATATGGTTATGTAAACAGTTTTGCAACAACAACAACTTTGTTGGAATCTATTTTAGGTATTGCTTCAAACAGTTCTGTACTCATTGCCCCAACTTTATCAGCTTCGACTACAAGAACAATCAATGCAGTTGGAGCAACTTTAGAAGAATATAGTACTTTTTCTGCAAAATCACCTAGTGGTTCTGACCCTTTCTTTTTTAATATTGAAAGCATTAATAAAGATTCAACAAAAGCAATTACATTGTATTCTGGTTCAGAAGTTGTAAATTACACAGGTTATAATTATGAAACACAATCGGTTGAATTGCCTTACACAGTAAATCCAGAAACAATAAGTTTTTATGAATCATCAATTACTAAAGGAGAAACTGTAAAGTGGACTAGAGTAGAAAAATCTTCTACAGCCATTACAGGTGATAATAGACATTTTACGGTAATAAATGGTCCCAGAGGTTACATTGTAACGAATAATTTTGCTTCTGCAAGAACAATTACTACAACAAGCAAAGTTTTGCTAACTGCTATTATAAGCAATGGAGGAATAGGAAATAATGCTGTTATTTTCCCAAAAGCAAATACTACATTTGCAACAACACCTCTTCCAACAGGTGGTTATTCCTTAATAACCGTTGCGCAAGCAAAAGCAATGGCAATGTTTAAAGCAACTGGTCAAGCTAGATGTGTGACATTGGCAGATTATAAAAAAGCAATTCTTGGATCTGGTATTAATGGAACTGAAAATGAATCTGATATCAGTGTTGTAAATGGCGATTATCCAGGACAAGTAAAAATTTATGTAAACAATCTATCAAAAACATCTCAAGATGAACTGATGGATTACCTTTCTTCCAAGACTATGGCAGGAATTGGAGTTGTGTACGAGCAATGATTTTATTTTTTAATGAACAGCCAGTAACTGAATTAGTCAAAATAGAAAAAATGTTTGACCGGGCTAAAGAACTTTATGGTTCTGAATTTTATAATATACAAAATATTCCTTGGTTTGGTGATAATATAACAGTTGAATCTTTATTTCCTTCTTGGATATTAAAAGAATATGATAAAAATCCAAATAATGTTTTGGTTGTTCCTTTAATAAAAAATTATATAAGATGGCTCTTATCTTTAGAGTATGGTTATGGAGCTCAATTAAATTGGGAAAATTTACGTGTTCCTTTATACACCAATTCCATTTTTTTAGAAGCATTAGCCGATTTTAATTTTAATGGAGCTGATTTTTCTGTATCACCATTAAAAGAAACTTTACCAAATTTAAGAAAATTTTTGATAAAATCTGATGAAAACTATTTTAATCAAAAAGGTACACCAGAAGCAATTAAATATTTAATAACAAATTTATTAGGGTTTAAAATTACTGATGTCGAAATCTATACAAGTAATTACGGTGTTCTTCAAATAAAAATTAAAAATTCTGAGTACAATTCATTTATTAAATTCCAAACATTTTTAGAACAACATGTTTTACCTGCAGGGATTAGTATTTTATATGGAGTTAAGTGATAATGTTTCAAAAAATGATGATGTTTGCTGCTTCTATTGCATCTAGAGGAATCAGCAATACTAAAATTGATATTCCCACAAAACAATTAAGAGTCTTGTCCTGTTTTGGTAATGACAATGTAGCACCCTGCCCACATTTAAAACAAAGTAAAAATGAAATAAATCATTATTGTGGAAAATGTGGTTGCGGTGATCATAAACATACTTGGTTAGTTCGAAACTCAAATGAGTATTCAAAATTAGATTATCCAAGTTTAAATTGCCCATTAAAAATGCCTGGTTTTACAAACTATGATCCAAATTTTTATAATTTAGAAACAAAAGAAAGAAAACAACAAATAGAGTCTTTGGATTTAGATCAGTTGCAATTAGTACAAGTTACTGTTGGATATAGTGAACAAAAAGAAAAAATTTTGAATGAATTAAATAAAATTGCTGGAAATTCATAAATAATTTTATCATGGCAATAACTTCCAGACAAGAATTCATAGACTACACGCTACGCTCCTTGGGGGCCCCTGTAATTCAAATAAACGTTGATCCACAACAAGTGGAAGACCGCTTAGATGAAGCTATAAAATTTATGGAAGAACGTCATTTTGATTTTAATCATAGAGCACTATTTGCTTATGAAATTAAACAAAACGATGTAAATAGACAATATTTTGATACATCAACATTTGGTAATGCTCTGGGTGCTCAACTTGTAACAAAATCAGATGGTAGCACGGCATATTCTCCTGTTGCTTCTGATATTCTTTCTATATCAAAGGTATATGCTCCATCACAACAAGTTGGAGACTATATGTTTGATTTAAGATATCAAATGACGCTATTTGATTTCTTTGGTCTCTATTTTAATCAATCAGGTTATCCACAAGGACCAATGGCTTCTTATATGGAAACAATGTCATATGTAAAATTAGTAAACGATGTATTTAATTACCCTTCATCTTTTACATTTACAAAAACAACAAACAGACTTTATGTTGAAACAGAAAATCCAAAGCTTAGAGTTGGAAATTATATTTTAATCGAAGCCTATGTAAGAGTTGATAGTAGTGAACACAATAAAGTTTGGGAAGATAGAATATTTAAAAAATATTTTACGGCTTTGTTAAAACGTCAGTGGGCTCAAAATTTAATGAAATTTAATGGTATACCTCTTCCTGGTGGTGCTCAATTAAATGCTGCGGCCATAATGCAAGATGCTGTCAGAGAAGAAACTGAAGTTGAAACAGAATTGCTCAGAAGATATGAAGTTCCTGTAGATCCATTCATAGGATAATAATGGCAACAAATCCATACATCAATTTAACATCAGTACAATCTGAACAAAATTTGGTAGAGGATATAACCATTGAAACTATAAAAGCAATGGGTCAGGATTGTATCTATGTTCCAAGAAAGGCATTAAACATTGATAGGGTGTTTGGTGAAGATCCAACATCCTATTTTGAAAAAGCATATACAATTGAAATGTATATTCAATCATATAAAGGATTTGATGGAACAGATGTAATTACTCAATTTGGAATTGAAATTAAAGATAAAGTATCCCTTTTAATTTCAAGAAAAAGATTTAAAGAACAAGTCACTTACGCAGATTCAACTATTACAAGACCACGCGAAGGTGATTTAATTTATTTTCCATTATCAAAATCATTATTTGAAATAAATTTTGTTGAACATGAAAATCCACTATATCCTTTAGGAAAACTATATTCATATCAAATAACAGCAGAATTGTTCACTTACAGCTACGAAAAAATGGCAACTCCTGTTGGTGCAATAAATTCACCATATGTTACAACTGGAGTGACTACAGGAAATACGTTTGCACCCAAATCAAATATTCTTGGAACTACATTTGGAATAAACAAAATATTTGATGAAGAAGCTGCTTTATTTAATTTTGATCCTGGCAATCCATCTTCTAGCAACTGTCAAAACCCATAAGGATAAAAATGTTTGGATATTATTACAATAAAAGTTTAAGAAGAATAGTAGTTGGATTTGGATCTCTTTTTAGTGGAATAGTTGTAGAACATGAAAATTCTACTGGCCAACCTACAAAGATTCAAGTTCCAGTTACATATGCTTCTCAAGAAAAATTTATTCAAAGATTACTATATCCTTCTTCTATTACAGATGGTACAAGAATTGAAACTCAATTGCCACGAATAAGTTTTCAGTTAAACAGTATTGCTCCAGATCCTTCTCGTAGGCGTGCAAGAATAAATCCAACCAGAACGCAGGTTGGTGGCAACTGCTCTAGTATAAATGAAATTGCAACAGAAGCACCTGTAAACATTTCTTTAAATTTATTTGCATACACAAGACATATTGATGACATGATGCAAATCTTTGAACAAATATTGCCAATTTTTATTCCTGATCATATCATAAAAATGAAGTTAACTGATACATCGCCTGAGCTGACAATTCCAATTGTCATGGTTTCAAATTCAATAACAGACAGATATGAGGGGGATTTTAATTCTCGTAGATTGCATGTGGGTTCTTTTAACTTTATTGCTAAGTCATATTTGTTTGGAAAACAAACATCTAATATCACAACAATTAATGCTAATAGCGATCTTGAAATAGAATTTGATTAAAATGAATATCAATAAAAATTTAGCTAAATTATTTTCTGTTCCTGAAATAAAGAACGATTCTGTTCCACAAAAATCTGAATCTGGTGGCACATTTGATACTAATAATTTTCAAAAAGATTATAAATTAGTTCAAGAAAATTTAAAATCCTTAATTGGCAGTGGAAATATAGCCTTAGAAAGTGCTTTAAAAGTTGCCACAGAATCTGATAGTCCCAGAGCATTTGAAGTTGTTGCAATTTTATTGAAAACTATGGCAGACTTAAATAATAATGTATTAGATGTTCATAAGAAAGCCAAAGATACCACTGGAAGTAAAGTTGAAGTAAAACAAACAAATAACTCAGTTTTTGTAGGTTCTACAAAAGATTTGCAAAATCTCTTAAATAAAGAGAGAAGTACAGAAAAAGATATTGTGGAAGCTGAAGTGATTAATGATGTTCACGAAAAACGATAATCAAGGATATAGAAATAACCCAAAACTAAAGTTACCTGGTGTAGAAATGCAGTACACCAAGGAGCAGTTTGATGAATATATCAAATGTGCCAATGATCCTGTCTATTTTTGTGAAAAATATATTAAAGTAAAAACATTAGATAAAGGAGTTGTCCCATTTAAATTATATGAGTATCAAAAAAAGTTTATTCAAGCTTTACATCAAAATAGATTTGTAATTTCTAAATGGCCCCGTCAGTGTGGTAAGTCTACATGTGTTACAAGTTATATATGCCATTACATAACATTTAATCAAAGTGTAAATGTGGCAATTCTTGCAAACAGATTAAAAACAGCAAAAGAAGAATTATTTTCAAAGCTTCAATTAGCTTATGAAAATTTACCACATTTCCTTCAACAAGGAGTTGTAGAATGGAATAAGACGAGCTTTAAACTAGAAAACGGCTCCAGGGTCATGTGTGACGCTACATCCTCTACAGCGATCCGTGGTGGCTCTTATAACCTATTGCTGTTAGACGAGTACGCATTCTTGCCAAGCCATGTTGCCGAAGATTTTTATACATCCACGTACCCGACAATATCTGCTGGTACAACAACAAAATTAATAATTGTTTCTACTCCAAATGGAATGAATCATTTTCATAAATTGTGGGTTGATGCTATGCGGCCCATTGGTCACAAATTAAAAAATAAATTTTACCCAATGGAAGTAACATGGAAAGAAACCCCAATAAGTCCTGGAAGTCCAAAATTAAGAGATGATGTTTGGGCATCAGAACAAATAGCAAATACTAGTCCAGAACAATTTGAACAAGAATATGGTTGTAGTTTTTTGGGATCTTCAAATACACTTATTTCAACAAGTAAATTGAGTGTTTTAGCCCCAGAAGATTGTTTGGAAGAAGATAAAGAGGGTTTAAAAATTTTTGAACAACCAATAAATGATAGAATTTATTTTATTCAAGCAGATGTTTCTAGAGGACAGGGATCAGACTTTTCTGCTGCTACAGTCATTGACGGAACTTCAGCCCCATATAAAGTTGTTGCCAGTTATAAAAATAATACTATAAGTCCATTTAATTTTCCAACTATATTAAAAAAATTAGGAGAAAAATATAATAATGGATATGTGTTAGTTGAGACTAACGATATCGGGGGTCAAGTTTCCACAATATTGTATAATGACCTATCTTATGAAAATGTTCTAATGACTAGAATGATGGGTAGAAAAGGTCAAATTTTATCGCAAGGATTTGCTTCAGGAAAAAGCGAAATGGGATTAAGAACAACCACCCAAACTAAAAAAATTGGTTGTGCTATTTTAAAAAGATTAGTAGAAGAAGATAAAATTTTAATAAATGATGAAAGAATTTTGGCTGAGTTAACCACATTTGTTTCTAAAGCAAATACATATAAAGCCGAGGAAGGTCATAATGATGACTTAGTGATGACTTTGGTGTTTTTTGCTTGGCTGACACGACAAGAATATTATGCAGATTTAATTGAAACTGCTAAATTTGATTATGAAAAAACAACAAATCCTGAAGATGATAACGTTCTGTTGTCCTTTAACAAGAACGAAGACGGTGATGATGATGAACCATTTTCACAAAATGGTGTTGTTTGGTATCCAGTTTAAAAATATAAATATTTCATAACAAAGGACCACAATGGCATCACTCAGCTCGTTTATTAATTCTAGCCAATATGTAAAGGAAAATTCTACATTTCCCTTCGTAGCGGGCATGATTTTAGGATCAACCTACAGTCCACCCGTTTTTAGCGGTGCTAGCAATGCTGCTTCCAACGATCCAGGTGGTCTTTTTGGTTGGTTGACTTATTCTAGATCAAATACTGCATATTTTAATCCAGTAAAGGGTTCCACATCTAGTCAATATATTGTTTATAACTCGCCAGCAGATTTGGTCGGTGATTTGAATGTTTTGGACGGAGTAACATATTGCTTGATTTCAGGTGTAAGTGCTGGTGGTACATATGGATTCTTCTCTTATGAAGGAAATGTATTAAACCCAAGAAATATAGGAACTCAATTTTTATATGCTATAAACTATATGGCATACGGCGGTACTTTGGTAATAGCAGGATCATCTTCGGGCTTAAATAAATACACAGACGATACAAATAATCTTTTTGACGTTGTTATTGATAAAGACCATGATGCTAATTTAGCAAAATGGCTAATAACAAAATCATATACTACTGGTATTTTTCCAACAATTTATGTAAGTGGTGGATATACGGGAAATGGTTACACAATGGCTAATTTTGCTAGCCTTTTGGGTTCTGCAGCCCTCACATCTGGTAATACCGTAGCAAACAGAATTTTTAACATTTGTGGTGTTAAAACTGTTACGAATTTAGACACAAGCACAGTTCAACCCAATACAAAATTAACATATGATATTTCAACCGCCCCAGATGTAGGTGGATTCTTTGTAAGAACAAAGAATAGAAATGAATTATATTTAAGTATTGCGGGTATAGACAGATCCACTGTTTTAAATGGAAATATATCAAACCCAATTTCTTGGTCCAGCGATTTGAAAGCAGTTCTTAGAAATAATAGAGTAAATTTCTTTGTAAATAATAATCCTAAATTTTTAGGATCTGATCTTGTTGGAGCCACAGCATCAACAGCTGAAGTAACAGTTGGCGAAAGAGTTGGTCCTTCCAAACTCAAGTCTGAACTTACAAATATTTTAGATCAAATTGCTCTAAAATATCTGTTTGAAATTAATAATCAAACCACAAGAGATCAAATAGTAACAGAAGTACAAACATCTATAGATAAATTTGCTCCATATTTGGATACAACCAAAACACAAATTATTTGTGATAATAGCAATAACCAAAATAATACAGCTACATTAGCAATAAAATTGGTAGTGCAACCAATTTTGAGTGTTGAATCGTTTGTGATCGATGTCTCGTACACACAATAATGTCAAACTCAATAACTACATTTAAAACTAATTTTAATGGTGGTACAAGAGCCAACAGGTTTGTTGTTAGACCAAAATGGCCATCTGGTGTTAACTATACACCTACAGATGGAACCTTTAAAATGGTCTCTACTACACTTCCAACAGCAACAATTAATACAATAACTGTCCCTTATAGGGGAAGAATGATAAGTTTTGCTGGAGATAGATTATATAATCCCTGGTCTGTTGGAATTTATGATGACGGAAATTCTAACAATTTATGGCAGGCTTTTCAAAAATGGAAAGAATTGTTAGATGGTCACTATAACCATCTTGTTTCTGGAAATGATTTTAATTATGATACTTTGCAGACAACATGGATGGTTGAACAACTTGATATAAATAATTCTAAGGTGTTGCGACGAATTACTTTATATCGGTGTTGGCCAAGTGTTGTCGGAGAGTTTAATTTAAATATGGGAGACAACGCATTTGTTTCCTTCCCAGTAACACTTACTTTTGATAATTTTACGATCCAAATACCAAACAATAGTGCACCAACAAACAATGCTCAATGAATTTAAAACAAATTTTTCAGGTGGAACAAGATCAAATAGATTTTTGATTGAAGGTACATTTCCCACTGGTGGGGCATTTACAAAGTTTCATGTTAGATCCACTATAATGCCTCAGCTTTCAACCAAAACTTTAACACTTGATTATTTTGGAAGAAAATTTCATTATCCAGGAGAAAAGGAATATGGAACATGGACATTTTCAGTATTGGATGATCAAGGTGGAACACAGGATTTGTGGCAATATTTTCAAAATTGGCAAAATAGTATAAACAATCATCAAACAAATATATCATCTCCAATTGATCAAAATACATCATATAAAGCATATGGATGGCGAATTAAGCATTTGGACATGAATGGCACATCAATATTAAAAGAATATATTATGCATGGTTGTTGGCCTACAGCAATAAATCAAATGAGTTTAAACATGGCCAATCCAAATATGATGAATGTCTTTCAAGTGATTGTTGTTTATGACTATATTGAATTGGTTTCTCAGGGTATAAATATTACTAATACATCTCTTTCAAATAATCAGAATGTGAGTTAATTTATGGAATTAGAATTATTTGGTTTTGAATTTGGAAAACAAAAAACAACAAAGCAAGATAAAAAAGAAAAAGCTTTACAGTCTTTTGCCGCACCTGAAGTATACGACGGCACCGTTACTGTAGAAGCTGGTGGATTTTTTGGTACAGCTTTAGATTATGCTGCAAACCTGAGAGATGAAAGCGCTTCTGTTGTTCAATACAGAAACATGTCTGTTTATCCAGAAGTAGACAATGCAGTTGATGAAATCATAAATGCTTCAATAGTTTTAGGAACAGACAGAAAACCAGTAAAAATTGATTTATCAGAATTACCTGTTTCTGAAACAATTAAAAATAAAATTCAAAGAGAGTTTGAAACAATATTGCATCTTTTTGATTTTAATAATAAATCCTATGAAATTTTTAGACGTTGGTATATTGATTCTAAAGTCTTTTATAATCTTGTAATTGATAAAGATTTTCCAACAGAAGGTATAAAAGAAATTATTCCAATAGACCCATTAAAAATTAAAAAGATAAGAAAAATTAAAAAAGAAATGGAAAGAGTTGACAACAATTCTGTTTCATTGATTAAAGATATTGAAGAATATTATCTTTATACAAATACAGATAAAGACACCTACATGGTAACGGGGCCTGGTGGTTTGCAGCTATCCGTAGATAGCATCATTTATGTTCCATCTGGCATAATTGATTTAAATACAAAAAGAGTGCTTGGTTATTTACATAAAGCAATTAGACCATTGAATATGTTAAGACAACTAGAAGATGCTCTTCTAGTTTACCGTGTAGCACGTGCACCCGAGAGAAGAGTGTTTTATGTAGACGTGGGGCAATTACCAAAACAAAAAGCCGAGCAATACATCAGAGACATGATGAGTCGATTCCGCCAGCGCTTGATTTATAATCAAGCAACTGGAGAAGTTAGAGATGAAAGAAATCATTTATCTGTTCTTGAAGATTACTGGTTGCCACGCAGAGAAGGTTCAAGGGGAACAGAAATTACTACCTTACCTGGTGGCCAAGCAATGTCTCAAATAGAAGACGTTGATTATTTTAAGAAGAAGCTATACAATTCCTTAAACGTCCCAATTAGCAGATTAACATCTGAATCAACAGGATTTAATATGGGTCGTTCTGTTGAAATTACAAGAGAAGAAGTAAAGTTTTATAAATTTATTGATAGATTACGACATCATTTTTCTAAGTTGTTCATAGACACAATGCGTGTTCAACTTTTGTTAAAAGGAGTTGTGACTGATGATGATTGGCGCCATTTAAAGGGCGACATTAAATTTATTTACAATACTGATAATTATTTCTGGGACTTAAAAGAAGCAGAAATTTTAGCTGAAAGATTAAAAATGATTTCTTTTGTTGACCCATACATTGGCAAATATTTTTCTTCACAATACGTAAGAAAACACGTTTTACGGCAAAGTGAAGAAGAAATGAGAGCAATGGACAAAGAAATGGAAGTTGATAGACAAAGAATGCAACAAGAACAAATGGCGGCTATGGCACAGCAACAAGCCGCAGAACAACAAGGGCAGCAATGAATACAACACACATTTTATTAAAAAATGGCATTCAATCAATGTTTATGGAGGAAAATGAAAAACATTTTCAAGAAAACATAACACAAGCTTTGGCTATAAAGCTTAATGATTGCATTGATGATGTAAAAAAATCTGTATCTAAAAAATTACTTGAAAAAAAGATTGTAACCAATAGTTCTAGTCAATTAAATGAATTTATATCATTTATAGAAGAATTTAAAGAAGGCAAATTTTTATTTCAAGATGGTTCAAGTATAAATATTACTGAAAATGAAATGAAAATAATAAAAATGTTATTTGAATCCCTAAATGCTGAAAATAGAGAAAAAATGATTTGTGATATATTCAAAAGCAGCAATGAATTCAAACAACATTTAAAATTTGCAAATGACTCTAAAGGATTAATATGAAAAACGACGTAAGAGAAATTATTAAAAATGTCATAGAAGAAAATGCTGTTTCATTTAAAGAAAACGCTGGAAAATTATTGTATGCCAAAGTAGGAACAAAATTAGAAGAAAAGTATAAAGAAGTTGCTAAAACAATAATGGAACCAAAAAATGAAACTAATAACTGAATTAACAGAAGACGTAAAGTATATTAAAGAAAACATCGGTAATGGTGAAAAAGTTTATTTCATCGAAGGTGTTTTTATGCAATCAGATGTAAAAAATAGGAATGGAAGAATTTATCCACAAAATACATTGTTAAAAGAATGCAAACGATATATTACTGAATATGTTGATAAAGGTCGCGCCATGGGCGAATTGAATCATCCAAGCGGCCCAACAGTTAATTTGGATCGTGTTTCTCATATAATTAAACAACTTCATGAAGATGGTAAAAATGTATATGGAAAAGCAAAAGTTCTTGATACCCCTATGGGCAGAATCGTCAAAAATTTAATTGATGAGGGGGCTCAATTAGGTGTTTCTACCCGTGGTATGGGTTCTTTACGTGCAAAAAACGGTTATCAAGAAGTCCAAGAAGATTTTATGTTAGCTGCTATTGATATTGTTGCAGATCCTTCTGCTCCAAATGCTTTTGTGAATGGAATCATGGAAGGACGAGAATGGATTTTTGAAAACGGTTTGTGGCAAGAAAGAGATCATGAAAGAGCCGTTCAATTGATAAAAACTTCATCTAAAAGAGATTTAAGCAAAAATATTGTTAAAGTATTTGAAAATTATTTCAAAAAAATGTCATGAATAAAATAGGAAATACAACTAAACTGTATTTAATTGCTTCTTTAAACGAAGAAATTCAAAATAATAAAGATGAAACAATATACAATTCTTTAAAGAAGTATAAAACTCTATTTGAAAAAAAATCTGTTGCTGAACCCGGTGGTTTTGGTGTTGGTTCTGCTGAAAAATCTAATAGAACTAAACCAACAGTTTCAAATATTTTAAGAGGTGATACGGATGATACAGGAGTTGGTTTAGCTGTTGGTGCGTATGCTGCGGGCGGTTTAGGTCAATGGTTGGGAAATTTGATAGGAACAAAAATTGGCACAAAGGCTATGGGTTTGGATGGAAAAGGTTTAGCCAATACATTAGGAAAATCTTTAGGTGTTGGTGGAGCGCAAATGATACAGAAGCTTGGAACACAAATAGGTGATATTACTGGTTTTAATTTTGCTAATGCACAAGCTGACAAAATTGGTAGAGACCAAGTAAGACTTGGAATACAAGGAGCTGGATCACCTCCAGTAGAATTTGAACTTCCCGGAGCTGTAGGAACTCCAAAATACAAAGCAGAACCAAAACCAGGTCCTAATGATGACCTTAAAGATTTGAGAGATAAAATTGAAAGAGAACAAGTATTGAGGCAAGCAAGAAGATATGGTATACCAATACCATAAAATCTAATTATTATAAATATTTTTACATTTAAGGATCCCTGAATATGACAAATAAAAAGAACAAGAATTTAACTGAAGCCGCTGCCCAATCAATGGGTAAGACTCCAATTTCTGATAACAAACCAGATTATGATGCTTCTGGTCGTGGATCAATGGTTCCCGAACCAATTGTTGCTGGTAATCCAGTTGCTATGGCTGTAGGAGCCCCAATTGTTCCCAATTCAATGGTTGGTGCAGTAATGGCTAAAGCACCACAAACTTCTTCTGAAGAAGAAACAGAAGAAACCACAGAAGAAGATGAAAATGTAGAGGAAGTTGCTGAAGAAGCAAGACAACAATTCCGTGCTGCTTTGGCTTCTCTTCTAGGAGAAGAAAATGCTTCTGACGAACTAATAGAACAATTAGAAGCAATCTTTGAAGCCGCTGTAACAGATCGCGTTGAAAAAACTGTTGCTACTTTAGCTGAAGGCATTGATGGAAACGTCAAAGAATATCTTGACACAGTAACAGAATCTTTGGTAGAAAAAGTAGATGACTACCTTGATTATGTTGTTGAAGAATGGATGCAAGAAAATGCCGTTGCAGTTGAGCAAGGAATTAAGACACAAATTGCTGAAAACTTCATTAGTGGTTTAAAGAATCTTTTTGAAAATCACTACATTGATGTTCCAAACGAAAAGTATAACGTGCTTGACGAACTATATTCTCAAAACCGTGATTTGGAAACTAAACTCAATGAGGCTTTCAATGCCAACATCAATTTGCGTAAGCAAGTTGAATTAACAGAATGTGCTGGAATTTTTGTAGCAGAAACAAAAGATTTGGCTGATACACAAATTTCTAAGCTTCAATCTCTAATGGAAAATGTAACTTTTGCAACCCCCGAAGAATACCGTTCTAAGTTGGTTACAGTTAAAGAAAATTATCTAAAACCAGCAAAAGTTTCATTACCCACCAGAACAATCGAACCAGAGCAAACTTTTTCAAAAATCAATAGTGCTCCAACAACGTTAGTTGAAAACTATGTTGGTGCATTAGGAAGACTTAATAAAAAGGTCTAAAAACAATTTTTACTAAATAATTTTAACTCACAGGAGAAACTTAACAAATGCAATTCGCAGAAAATACACCATATGACGTTCTAACAGAAAAATGGGAGCCCGTTCTTACCCACGACGCTCTCTCGCCCATCAAGGACGATTATCGTAAGAAGGTAACAGCTGTTCTTTTAGAGAACCAAGAGCAAGCTCTTCGTTCACAACACCTAACAGAAGACATGGGTTCCAATAACCTTGGAATGCCAATGACATATACCAACAGCAACAGTGTTGCTGGATATGATCCTGTTCTCATTTCATTGGTTCGTCGTGCTATGCCAAATCTAATGGCATATGACATTTGCGGCGTTCAACCAATGACAGCTCCAACAGGTCTAATCTTTGCAATGCGTTCTCAATATGCATTTGGTGGAACTAATGGATTGTCTTATGGTGCTGCTGAATATGTTGAAGCAATGTATCAAGAGCCACAAGCATCCTTCGGTGGATCAGGTTGGACTCTAGATTCATTGTTCGCAGGATCAAAGGGCATTTCTGCTGGATGGAATTACACAAGAGGTGTAACTTCATCTTCAGCACAAATTAATGCTCTTCGTGCAATGCTAACACAAAACGGCGAAGGTATTGGACGCAATGCTCCATATCAAAACTGGAACCAAATGGCATTCTCAATTGATCGTGTAGCCGTACAAGCACGTACACGCGCTCTATCCAGCAACTACACAATTGAATTGGCTCAAGACCTCAAGGCTGTTCACGGTCTAGATGCTGAAGCTGAACTTGCCAATCTTCTCAGCACAGAAATTCTTGCCGAAATCAACCGTGAAATCGTCAAGACAATTTACTTTGTTGCTAAGTCGGGTTCACAACAATTAGACCTTACATCCAGAGGAAACTACGATCTTGACGTAGATTCTGACGGTCGTTGGTCTGCTGAACGCTTCCGTGGTCTAAGTTTCCAAATCGAACGCGAATGCAACTACATCGCCAAGGAAACCCGCCGTGGTAAAGGTAACTTTATCGTATGCGATAGCGATACAGCTGCTGCTCTAGCTATGTCTGGATTCATGAGCCTCAGCCCAGCAATCGCACCACAAATCAATGCTGATGACACACAAAACACCTTTGCTGGTGTCCTCTCAGGAAAGATTCGTGTTTACATCGATCCATATAGCCCAGCAGGATTTAACTTCTTCTGCGTCGGTTATAAGGGCGAAACCCCATACGATGCTGGATTGTTCTACTGCCCATACGTACCGCTACAAATGGTACGTGCTGTAGATCCCAATACTTTCCAACCACGTATTGCCTTCAAGACACGTTACGGTGTCGTAGCCAATCCCTATGTTTTGAACACCACCACACTACAACCAGATGGTGAGAATCTAACAGCTGGATTGAACCACTACTACCGTCTAACTAACGTGCAAAACCTACACGGTAATACTCTCTGATTGGTAAGTTAATCTAACCTTCGAAAACCTCCCGAGAAATCGGGAGGTTTTTGTTTTTAAATAAATAATATTATGAGTAATTGTACATCAAATATAAATCCGCTCTACAATAGTTACTTTCGTCTATTTTTTGGGCGAGGTACTAATCAGATGGAATTATTATGTCAAAAAGTAAATTTGCCAGGTATTTCTGTTCCTGAACAACCACAACCAACTACTTTAGGTATTACAATTCCTGTTCCTACAATGGCCGCAAATTTTGATGCTTTAACGGCAGAGTTTATTGTTGATTCGGATTTAAGTAATTGGAAGGCAATTTATTCTTGGATAAGAAATATTACAAATATTGCTAATGATTACGAACACAATCTAGAATATCAAAATTGGCATTATCAAGCAAATTTATTTTTATATGACCCATCTACAAATTGTGAATTTTTAAAAGCAACTTTTTATAATATTATACCAACCAAATTAGGTGGATTATCTTTTCAATCAGATAGTTCTGATGCATTGATTCAAAAATCAACTTGTGTTTTTAAATATTCGTATTTTGATTTAACATTAAATGATGAAGATTTAGTTCCATCAAATTTACATAATACGCTTTAAATATAATCTTTTGGATCATCAGACCAGCTCTCTGGGTTTTCTGGTGGGCTGTCTGGATTATAAGGCATTTTATTTGTCTCTGGTTTGACTCTCTTGCGTTTCTTCTTCTTTGGCTGAGGTCTGGCTTCCTCTACTTCTTCGGGCTCTATAAACGATTCTACATCTTCTATTTCTTCTTCTATATTTTCACCTTCAAAACTTTCAATCAAATCGTTAACAAAACCAACAAAATCTTCATTATTAAATAATTCGTTCAATAATTGAAGACCATTTTCTGGCTGTATATCATCAGGCATTCCATGAGCTAAAACAGATGTTGGATTATCTTGGATGAGTGTAATGTACGCTTGATACATTTTTTCTAAATCATCTGAGGGAAATCCACTATAAATTACAGATGTTCTTTGTATTGCTATATGAAAATCTTTTATATTATAAACATAATTTGCTAATTTTACAAATTCAACAATATCTCCTGTTGGAGATTTAGAAACATAATTTTGTAAAAGTGCTGGCAGTTTTATTGTGATTACATCTGGTGATGTATCATTTACCAAACCAATCAACTCTTCTCCGGTTACTAGTTTAACTACTTTAAGAACACCAGTAACAGGATTTTCAGGAAGTGAGTCGGACATATAATGTCCTCCCTTCCTTACTATTTATTTTTTTCGATGTGTTTAAAATCCATACCATGTGTATTATAGTCAAATTTTTCTTTTTTGTAAATCTTTATACGCTCTTCAAAATGACGATACACATGATTTTTGTAAGACATCCAACACAAATCATCTACAATGTCATATACTTTTAATGTTTTTTTCTTTGGTGATACTCTTAAACCACGGCCAATGCTTTGTAATAATCTTATAATCGATTTAGTAGGTGAAGCAAAAATAATATTGTCAAGATTGACAATGTTGATGCCAGTGCTAGTCGTACCAAAACTGGCAACCAAAATGGCGTTTGATTCTCTGTCGATGACTTTACGGATGTATTCTCTTGACTCTGCTTCTGTTTTTCCGTGTATGAGATATATTTTGCGATCCGTTCCCGCTGCTTCCAAGAGAGCTGCGAGTGGTTTCCCGTGGTCTTCGACGTAATTAAAGAGGACAAGGGTATTCCCCTTGGTGTGGAGGGCGAGTTCTTTGATGAATTCGTTTCGCTTTTCATTCGTTACGATCCATTTTAATTCATCAATATATTTTTGTTTTTTGATGAATTGTTTTTCCTCTTCATTATATTTAAGAATTATGCAATCTATACCAAGCTTTGCAAGCAAGCCTTTGTTCATCAATCCTTTTGTTTGAATGAACTGGATAGCAGGACCAAGAATACCTTCAATACTCAGTCTATGTGCTTGAGCCTGATCAAGTGTTCCAGTAGTTCCAATGCGAAACCAAGCTTTTGAAAGTTTTTGACCGATGAAGTTAATTGATTCGGCTTTGGCTTGATGGCATTCATCAAAGAATACAGCATCGAATTGATCGAACCAAGATTTCGGTAATTTGTAGATTGATTGCCAAGTAGATATTACAAGTTGTTTATGTAAATCTTTCTCTTCACCAGCCATTATTTTTTGAATGTATTTTTTACAAGACCAAGATTTATCGTTCTTTGAATAGTCAAAAAAATCTGATTCCATCTGATTGACCAGACCAACCGTGGGAACCAATATGAGTATTTTCCGATCTGATTTTAATACGGATTGAAGAAACCGGACCAAGACGTATATGATCAAACTTTTGCCCGAACCAGTAGGAGAAATCAGCACGCATCTGTGATGATTCAAAGCATGCAGTATAGCCTTTTGTTGATGATCGTGCATTTTCACTGCCTGTTTCTTCACGGAAACCTGCAATGTATCGTAGAACTGTGTAAGTTTGTCCTCTGCTATACATAGAGGATTCTTTGTCTCTTTTATATTTAGGTCGTATGTTCGATCTTTGCAAAATTTTTCCAAATAAACTTTTAATCCACGTGGAAGAGTTGAAGATAAAATGTCATAAAGACGAATTTTACCATCCCATAACCGTTTTTTATACATTGGCATATACTGAGCACCCGGAACCATAAATGAAAAATAATCACGCAACTCTTGTTTTGTGCTTTTGTCGGTTTTTACAAAATACCGAACTTCATCTATAGATTCAACTTCAATATCCACATAATATTTATACTATACCATTCATCATTTTTTGCCAATCAATAGCCGATTTGATGGCAAAGTTACGGTTATTGAGCCCCTTTAAAAACTCTTCAATCATTTTTATTTTAATCTCTGTAACAGAAATCTTTGATTTAAGTTCTATTAATTTTGGATCTGCTTCCATAAACTTATCAACATCTGTTTTTAAAATATCCAAATCAAAAGGTTCTTCTTTCCAACTTTCAAGTTCTTCCTCGGAAGCTTTGCCTGTATAAATTTTCCATTTACGCAAACGCAAAATGGCAAATTCATGTTGGTACTTTGTCAAAAGTAATTTAAGATCCGTAAGTTGATTAAGATACTTAGAGTGTATTTGAGGTATCTTAAGAGACTCTATACCTAACTCAGTAGAGTCTATTTGAGAGTCTTTAGTTATAGAGTTCTTTAGTTCTTCTAGATTCATCTTTAGTATTGTTCTTTAAAGTTCTTTTTAAGAGAACTATAGAGTATGTTTAAATAAAGTCAACTAAATATACTTGACAATTCTTTAGAATAATCTATAATTTCTGTGAGGACTAATGATGCAAATTGATTTACGTGAAATACCTGTTGTTTGGATAAATTTAGATACAGCAACAGAAAATGCAAAGCAGATGGAACAAAAATTAAAAGATTATGGATTTAAACATACTTTTAGAAAGTCTGCTTGCGTAATTGAACCCCCGCCGGGAACACCATCTACTATAGCACATTATGTGGGTTGTGCACAATCTCATATTGATATTTTAGATGACAACAATTACCTAGCACCTCTTCTAATTTTAGAAGATGATGCTGAATTTACTGATTCATTTAATCCAATTTTAGATATTCCAGATGATTCTGATGGAATCTATCTTGGTATATCTACAGGCAACCGCTATTATCAAACAAAAAGATATAATGAAAATTATTTGCGAATAGGTGGTATATTAGCAACCCACGCAATATTATATGTCAATGAATCATATAAAAAGATTATGTCACAGGCTGCAAAACATTGTATTATAGATTTAAAACAACCATGGGATTTGGGTGCATCATCAGTTCAATTTAGTCAAAGAGTATATACTCCAAATAAACCATATTTTTATCAGGCAGATCATAAACAATCTGCAAATAAATGGCAGTTTTTTACTGATAATGAATTAGAAGATAGAAATTCGCCATATCTATGATAACATTTCAAAGATTAGGACACCATGGGCTTTTGGGAAACCAAATGTTTCAGTATGCGACTCTTTTTTCTGTTGCTAAAACAAATAATTTTGAATATGGAGTACCTTACTCTAATACTGGAGATATACAGTTTAAAAACTTTTTTTTACCTAATTGTTTTTCAAATTTAACTGCTCAAGATTCTAACAATTCTAATATAAATTTTATTTTTTTAGAATGTAGTTTTGAATATAATCCAGAAATTTTTTCTATATCTGATAATACTGATATAAGCGGTTATTTTCAAACCGAAAAATACTTCAAACAATATAGATCAAATTTACTAAAAGAATTTACATTTTCTGATTTATATGCTGCAAAAGCAAATGATATACGACAACAAATACCAGATGAAGTAATCTCATTACATATACGTTTGGGTGACTATACTCATTTAGAAGATAGACATCCAGTATGTTCTTATGAATATTACAATAAAGCTTTTGATTTACTTCCTAATGGTAAAACCATATTAGTTTTTAGTGATGATTTGATACTTGCACAAAATTTATTATCAGCGTTTGATAAACAATTTATTTTTTCTGATAGTAATTGCAAATATACGGATATGTGTTTGATGAGTTTATGTGATTATCACATTATTGCAAATAGTTCTTTTAGTTGGTGGGGTTCTTGGTTAAGTAATTCTAAAAAAACTATTGCTCCAGCTGTGTGGTTTGGTAATAACCCCAGTATGCCAAAAAATTGGAATGACATATATTGTGAAAATTGGAGTATTATTTAAATGCCTTTAGAAATAGAAGGAACCGATCCCTGTTGGGTTGATTTACATAAAAAACTTTTGGTTGAAAGACCGGATTTATGTAATAAAGAAATATATTTAACGGTTAATTATATAAATTTTAAAGAAAATAAAAAAAATATTTTATGGATTCATGAATCACCTGGATTATTTCCCGATTTAATCGAACATATAAAAGTTCATTCAAACACTTTTATAGAAAATAATACAACAGTTTATACTTGTGTTGAAGATTTATTTTATTTACCTTTTGTAAAAAAAATACACCCATCATTTTCTTCATGGATTAAAAATCCAATTTTCATGCCAACAAAAACTAAATTAGTAAGTATGATATCTTCTTCTAAAAATTTTATAAAAGGTCATGCAATTAGACATGCAATTATAAACCAATTACCATACTGTATAGATTTATATGGAATGGGATTTAATTATATTGATGATAAAAAAGATGGACTTGTAGATTATTGTTTTTCTGTAGCAATAGAAAATGATGATACAAATTTGTATTTTACAGAAAAACTTTTAGATTGTTTTTTGACATGTACAATCCCAATTTATTGGGGAGCACCCAAAATTGGAAATATTTTTGATTCTAATGGAATTATATTTTTAAATAATCCACAAGATATTTGCAATCTTACATACACAGATTATATTAGTAAGATAAAATCAGTTGAACAAAACTATTATACCGCATTAGAAAATAATATAAGTCCTTTTACATCTTTAATAAAAATTTTGGAAAAAAATTGAGTAAAATTTCTGTAGCAATTCCTGTTTATGAAGCCCATGGAAGTGGTTGGCTTTATTTATCCGAATTATTAAACAGTATTTGGAAACAAACAGAAAAAGATGTAGAAATTGTCATTAGCGATCAAAGTTTAGATCAAAATATAAAAAATATTTGTGATTATTATTCTTCTTTTTTAAATTTAAAATATGTCTGTGGAAGACATTTAAAAAGAAGTAATTCACCAAATGCAAACAATGCAATAAAAAACTGTTCATCTGAAATAATCAAAGTAATATTTCAAGATGATTTTTTTGTAATGGAAAACGCATTACAAGAAATAATAAAAGCATTCGAATCCAATACAGTCAATTGGCTGGTTTCCGGATGCTTTCATTGTTCAAACATACACTTCTTACAAAGACCTTTTTTACCATCTTATAATGAAAACATTATAAGAGGTATAAATACAATTAGTTCCCCAAGTGTATTATCTTTTAGAGGTAAACATTATTTTGATGATTGTTTAATAATGATGATGGATTGTGATATGTATACAAATTTATATAAACTATATGGCGACCCATTTATATTAAATGATTGTCAAATTTGTAATAGAATACATCCAAATCAATTACAAAATTTATCAAAAGATGTGACTGAAAAAGAGATTGAATATTGTTTAAACAAATATAAGGATATAAAATGAAAAAAAGAATCTTAATAACAGGTGGTTGTGGTTTTGTCGGTCATCATATGGTTGAATTTTTGCTTCATAATGATGATTGTGAAATAGTAGTTTTAGATCGTTTAGATGTATCTGGTAATCTTAATCGTCTCACGGAACTTCCTATTTGGCAAAAAGAAGGTAAAAGAGTTTCTTTTGTATGGCACGATATGAAAGCTGAATTGCATTCAAATGATATTTTGAATTCCATGGTAGGAAAAGTAAATACAGTTTTGCATATTGGTGCTTCCTCACACGTTGATAGATCCATTTCAGATCCTATGAGCTTTGTTATGGATAATGTTGTTGGCACATGTAATATGTTAAATTTTGCAAGAACACAAGATAATTTAGAAAATTTTGTTTACTTTTCTACTGATGAAATATTTGGCCCAGCACCAGAGGGAGTAAACTATAAAGAAAATGATCGTTACAATTCAGGAAATCCATATGCTGCTTCGAAAGCAGGTGGCGAAGAATTGTGTGTATCGTTTCATAATACCTATAAAATGCCAATCATGATTACACACTGCATGAATATTTTTGGTGAAAGACAACATCCAGAAAAATTTATTCCACTTTGTATCAGAAGAAGCGTTACAGGTGAAGCAGTAAAAATCCACTCAAATAAAACGTTAACCAAAGCTGGAAGCAGATATTATATTCATGCAAAAAATGTTTGTGATGCAGTATCATTTTTGCTAAAAAATGGAAAGCATGGAGAAAAATATAATATTGTTGGTGAAAGAGAAGTAGATAATCTAACTTTGGCTCAAATGATCAGTTCACTTGTAGGCAAACCATTAATCACTGAAATGGTAGATTTTCATAGCAGTCGTCCCGGCCACGATTTGAGATATGCATTAGATGGATCTAAAATGGCGGAACTTGGATGGAAACCAGTTGACAATCTAGAACAATCACTTAAAAAATTAGTTGATTGGTCTTTGGCCAATCCAAAATGGATTGGCATGTAATGCGTATAGCGATACTAACATCACTTTTTGGTAATCGTGATATTTTGCATCCACCAGAAATACCTTTTGAAGGTATTGATTATTATGCTTTTGTTGACAAACCTAGAAATACATCTACATGGAAAGAAATTGTTGCACCAAAGTTTACTGTAGATGAAATATACAACAATAGACGGAATGCTAAAATTTATAAAATTATGTCTCCAATAATTTTATCAACTTATGATTATTACATTTGGAGAGATGTAACACACGAAGTAATCGAAGACCCTAGATTGATTATTGAAAATTATATGCAAGATGCAGAGGTTGCTTGTTTTCCTCACACAACAAGGAACTGTGCATACAAAGAAGGACAAGAAATTTTACGCTTGAACTATGATAATCCAGAAAATGTAATAAGACAATTGGAGTTCTATGCTTCAGATGGGTTTCCAGCCGAACAGGGTTTATGGGAAATGTCAGCTTTTATATTTAAAAATACATTTCAAGTTAAAAAATTATCAATGATGTGGTGGGAACAAATTTGTAAATACAGTTCTAGGGATCAAATTAGTTTTCCTTATTGTTTGTGGAAATGTGGTATAACTCCGGTCGTTTTGCCTGGGTATGCTAATGGGTATAATATACATACAGGTAAAATAGGAAATAATCCTATTATCCCTCAACGATACAGTCATATATATTAATGTGTAGCTTTTTAGTAACAAATAAATTAGTAACTGATTTAAATTCAGTAAACCAGATTATCAAACATCGCGGTCCTGATTATACAAATTCAGTTGTGTATAAAAATTTTACTTTTGTACACAATCTACTATCAATAACTGGAGATTACACGAT